GTGAGTAAGATGATTGATCGTGCCGATGAAGACCTAACTAATCCTAGAGCGCCTTGGAATCTTCCTGATGAAGAGCCAGAGGAATACTTTGTTGATGTGTGCTTCACTGTTACTGCACTGAATCCAAAGGATGCAAACGACTTAGTTACCGATGCTCTGATTAAGGCTAAGGTTATGGAGTTGTTCTTGGACAAGTGTGAGTTCTTTCAGGTTGATAAGGTGGAGAAGGTATGAGTAAGGATATGGTAAGATGTGCAGAGTGTAAGAAGCTTGGGCATCCATTAGAGATGGTGCATGTTTGGGTGAAAACATTATGCGGTAAGTGTGCAACTAAAAGATTAATGAATCAAAAAGGAATGGTCTAATGAGAACTAAGTTTGGAAAGTCTGTAAGTATTGATAATCCCTATGCTACTTTCAAGAATGATCGTATGGGTATGGAGTGGCGTGTGTTGAAGACCTATCAAAGTGTTGATAAGGAAAAACAAAATCCTTATGCACGTTGGTTTGTAGCTGCTAAATCGCCAATGACTTATGATAGCTGGGAGATGGGCGACACATATATGTGCGAAATACTACGCTACGGTTACTTAACACAGGCCACTGAAGAATGGGAGAAAGAGTATGCAGAACGTGATTGATGTTAGTAACCACATACTTAAATACTCACAGGTCTATACGCTAGACCAGCCCGTAACAAACCTAGTACGCGAGGAAGCTCTGCTGCTATGTCTTAAACACGGCGAAGAGTTTGTGATTACTTTCATTGAAAACTATTTACAACTAGCTTATGAGGAGGCGAAATGATTGTTAATGCCAGGCACCCACGTACAGGTGCAGACAGGGTACTGAGTGTGCCTATTGACAGGAAGGAATATGATATGTATCTTACGTATCTGAGAACAGGGAAAGGTATGGTGCCTCCAGCACTAACGCCTGACCAACAGAGCTTTATTAAAACTGGACTAATGTTAAACGAGGACTAAGATGATCTATAGAAAGCGAGTACAAAAACGACGGTATGGTGTCAGCAGCGGACGTTCCTTTGTAGGCGTACACATGGGTAGACGTTCCTACTATGTGTCTAAGGGTAAGTTCCCTGTAAACATCAAAGATATTTGTGGTAACGTGGAGGTGCAACGTGGATAAAGAAAGTAACAATGAGTATTATTACTACAGCGGTGAGCAGAATGACATGGAAGAACTTGAACGCGCAGAGCTTATTGAAAGCACACTATCAGAACTAATTAATCCTGATCGTGAATCTGTGCTTGACTTTTATTCTGACCTATGCTAAAATCTTTTACAGTTTTTAAGGAGAAATAAATGAGTGCAGTAGACACAAGAGCAGAATTTTATTCTGATCTAGATGATCATTGGGCTAGGATATGGACACTTAACTTAGCTACTAAACAGCCTAGCAAAAGAATTAAAGATAGGTTTTTTAGTTTTGTTGTTGATAGATGTTCAGAGGTCGATTGTTGGAAGATCAATGAAGATATTATTGGTGAGTTGTTTAGTGAGTTCGTTGATGAATTGGGGGCTTGGTAATGAATACATTGTTACCCATGACAAACGAGCAGTACGCTAAGTTTAAGACATCAAGTTACATGGGCTTGTTATATCAAAACAAGTGCGCTATACTCGGTGTCCACGGTGACGAGGCGAAAGTCTTGGAAGTAGGGGAAGGTATCGACATTGATGTTCTGCATGATGTCTACTTTCCATTCATTGAAAGCTATGAGGAGAACGCTATATGCGAATGATTGACGGTATACCACAGGTTCTTGAAGGACTTGCATACTACCCACACGTTAAGGTTCCAGTACCTAACTATCAGCAGACAGCTAACGGGTATGAGATTAACCTTGCTGTGTCTGATGAACTATTCCAAAAGTTCAAGGATGCTGGGTTTAACGTGGGCTTGAAGGAAGCTGGTCGTGCTAAGTACACTGAAGATCCAGTGATCCACTTCTACCAATGGGAAATCAATGGTAAAGGTGAACCTAATCCTGCCCCTAAGCTCGTTGATACTGATAAGAACGAGGTAGATGTGCAGATTGGTAACGGTTCTAAGGTTGCTGTTCAATGGCGAGCAGCTACGTATGGCCCTAACAAGCAGTACAAACGTGCTATCTTGGAGGCTGTACAGATCTTAGAGCTTGAAGAGTACGGCGCTGCTGGTGGCGAAACTAAACTAGCATTTTAAAAGGAGGATAGATGTCAGAACAAGAAGAGCAGACTAGGACTGTTACCTTTCTACATGACGAGAAAACTTATGACGCTAATAAGTTTACCGACGATGGGAAGGTAGCTGTCATTAGGATAAGCCGCTTAGACGCAGAGATTAAAGCTCTGCTAGAGCAGGTTGATGATAAACGGGCGGCAGCGATGAGCTATCAAACAACCATAGTTTCACAGCTAACTGAGGATATGCTAGTCGATGAGGAGGCGGCTGAAGAACCTAACTCATCAGAAACTTAAAACTTAAAGGGGCTGTAAAGGCCCCTTATTTTTAGGAGGTTCGATGTCTTTTGTAGAAACACACAAAGACTGTCCAGCTTGTAACCACAGAAAATGCTTAGGTGTTAATGCAGATGGCAGCGCACATTGTTTTTCATGCGGTACATACATTAGAAATTATACGGGAGAAGCTATGGAAGCTGTTCCAAGGCTTGTTAAAGACAGCGTAACGATCAGAGAAGGAGGCTTTTACGCACTAAAGGATCGTGGAATTAGTCTAGCTACATCTAAAAAGTATGGCGTTAGATCCACACACAATAACAACGGAGACATTACACGACACTTCTATCCATACTACAACGGCTCTGAGGAAGTCGCCTACAAGACACGCATCGTAGATGGTAAAGGCTTTACTTCCGCTGGCCCTATCTCTGACTGTGGGTTATTTGGTCAACAGACTGTTGGTGATAAAGGCGGTAAGTACATTACGCTTACTGAAGGTGAGTGCGATGCGATGGCAGCATACGAGTTGCTAGGATCTAAGTGGCCTGTTGTCTCAGTAAAGAACGGCGCACAAGGCGCAGAGAAAGATGTAAAGAATCAGATAGAGTTCCTTGAAAGATTCGACAACATCATCATCTGCTTTGATGCTGATAAACCTGGACAAGAGGCGGCTAAGAAAGTAGCCAGACTGCTCAAGCCTAACAAGGCTAAGATCATGGTCATGCCTGATGGTCACAAAGATGCCAATGATATGCTGCGGCATAATCAGCATGGTGCCTATGTGAATGCTTGGTGGAACGCTAAGACCTATACACCTAGCGGAGTTATGAATGTTAGTCAGAACAAAGACAAGTTCCACAACAGGGTTAAGAAGAAGTCTATTCCGTATCCTTGGGAAGGCTTGAACAAGAAGCTAGAAGGCTTACGTCAGGGCGAGCTAGTACTACTCGCAGGTGGCACAGGCTTAGGTAAGTCTAGTGTTACACGCGAACTAGAACACTGGCTGATCCGTGAGACAGGTGACAACATAGGCATCGTAGCTCTTGAAGAAGATTGGACTAGGACTGTTGATGGTATCCTATCTATTGAAGCTAATGCTAAGTTACACATTGATCGGATACGTGAAGAACATTCTAAAGAAGAGCTAGACATTCTTTTTGATGATCTGTTTGTGGACAATAACAACAACGACAGGGTATGGATACACGCACACTTCGGCTCCAACGACATTGACGGTATCTTTTCAAAGCTACGGTACATGATTGTAGGATGCGAGTGTAAGTGGGTAGTAATAGATCACCTACACATGATGGTATCTGCTACACTTGAAGGCGATGAACGGCGCTCCATTGACTCTATTATGACTAGGCTACGTAGCCTCGCTGAAGAGACAGGAGCAGGGCTTATATTGGTATCACACCTTCGACGCATTGATGGTAACAAAGGCCATGAGAAGGGCGCAGAGACGGATCTGAGCCACCTTAGAGGCAGTCAGTCCATTGCACAGCTATCCGATTGCGTCATAACTCTTGAGCGTAATCAACAGGCTGATGATCCAGTGGTGGCTTCTACTACTCGTGTCCGTATCTTGAAGTCTAGATACACAGGCGATGTCGGTATCGCTACCTACCTTCAGTATGATAAGGATACTGGTAGGCTGAACGAGGTCGATGATACTGATATAACTTTTGAAGAAGAATCAGGGTTGGCTTTTGAATGAAGTTATTATTTGACATAGAAACTGATGGCTTAGATGCCACTAAGATATGGTGCCTAGTAGCACAAGAGGTGGATACAGGTCAGGTGTGGTCGTATGGCCCTGATGATATTGAGGAAGGTGTTAAGCTTTTGAATAATGCTGAGCAGCTTTCGGGACATAACATCATTGGCTTTGACATACCAGTGCTTGAGAAGCTGACATCTTTCAAACTAGGAAATCAAAAACTAATTGATACTCTTGTATATTCCAGGCTCTTTAATCCTGTACGTGAAGGCGGTCACAGCCTTGCAGTATGGGGAGCTAAACTAGGTCTGGCTAAGATTGAGTTTGAAGAGTTCGATGCCTATACAGAGGACATGCTTGAGTACTGTAAGCGTGATGTAGCAGTCAACGTCAAAGTATACAAAGCATTACAGAAAGAAGGCGTAGGGTTTAGCCCTGAGTGTATGGCGCTTGAAGAAGAGGTAGCCACTATACTCAAGAAGCAGGAGCAGCAAGGCTTTTACTTTGACGAGTACAAGGCAACGATGTTACTGGCCCTTATGCGTGAGAAGATGGCAGAGACAGAGGCTGAAGTATGTAAGGTGTTCAAACCTAAGATAGATGAACGTCTGATATATCGCAGGGAGAATGCTGGTGGTGCTGTTGCCAAGCCAGGTAGCTGGGATACACCTTCAGGTAAAGGCGTCAGGCTTACGGATGAAGAGTACGAAACTCTTTCGCAACCTGCTGTATTCTCTACCACTAGAACTACAACTGT